ATATAGTCAACCCAGAAACTGGCGAAATCTTGTTTGATCTATTCCACGACTTAATCACACAGAACATTCGAGCAATCAAGCTCATTGCAAAGAAATTAAATGCGGTGCTCTGCTAGAAAGTTTAAATTTATGAATGATAAAAAATTTTTAGAAAAATTAGAAAGAACTCGATTCGATATTAATAGCCTAATTGATGACCTTGTGAAAGAAGCGTTAGAAGCCTTCTCAACTTACGATGAAGGAGTTGAAGCAATTCGAAAAAGTAAATTCATTTTATGGGGAAGCGTTGGTGAATTAATAATTAGTGAATCGATCAAAAAAATTGAAAAAATTGCATTAAAAAAACCCACTAAAGCTAAGAAAGAAAAAGCTAATAAGTGGGGTATAAATTAATGATTTAATTCAAGCTCAATGGTATTCACCAAAGTTTGGTAAGCTACAACATACTTTTTAGGAATAATCTCATCTTGTTTGAAAATCTTTGCTTCCTCTAAAGTAGAGAATAAATCATTTACATTTTCCAGATTGTTCAAAATACAAATAGCCAAATCATGTGCTATTTCTTCATTAGTTTTAGACATAAAATTCACCTCCTTTCCATAAAGCTAAGCAAATACCGCAAATATCTGCTCACAGTAATTATAGCACTCGGAGGATTAAAACGCATACATAGAAAGGCAGATAATGGAAGCAGCAATTAGAAATGGTCGTAAAGTTCGACTAATTCCAACACCAGTTGGTCATAAACTACAAGATATTGATGTAGATTATAAAAAATTATATGAGCAAGCAGTAGCTCAAGCGTCACGATTCTCACAAGAATATTGTGATGAAACTGCTAAAAAACGTTACTGGTACCAACGTGCAATGGAAAATGAAGTTTATCGTGAAGCATGGGAACGAGAACACCGATTTGACAGAATTGATTTAATCACAGAGACAAAATAAAAAGCCCGCACTGGAATGCGGACTCGGTAAATATAATAGAAACCTATTATAGCAAAAAGAAAGGTTTTTGAAAATGGATGATGAGGTTAAGAAACTTGAAAATCAAGTTAAATATCTAAAAACTTCTAATAAGCATTTTAAAAATAAATATTCAGCAATTTATGACAAAAATACAAAACTTGAAAAAAAAGTTCAATGGTTAAACGTTGTTCTTATAATAGAAAGTTCAATGATTTTAAGCATAATTAGTGCTGTAATAACCATGATACTAATAAAGATGTAAATATTGATGTTCCAGCTCCAACAAGTATGGTACGAATGAGCCATTTATTACGCTCTGTCTTTTCATCTTCAATGTAAGTATATCCCTTAGATGTAATTGATACAAATTCTAAGGCTCCGTCATATTCAATGAAATTTCTAGAATATGTGACAAGACCTTTAGAACGTAAATGCTTGAGAGTATCAATTGAGAGTGAAATGCAATTAAAAGCAGGGACAAATTGATTTCCACCTCGTTCCATAAACTCTTCCCAATCGTCAATTTCATCAATTAATTTAGCTAATTCACTTTTTATTTCTTTAGTTTTCATAAAGAAATTATACCAAAAATATAGCAAAGGAAAACAAATGGCAGAAGAAAAATTAACACTTTATCAGCTTGAAGGGCAGTTTCAAGAAGCTCTCAACTTGTCTGATGAAGATGAAGAACTTTTCATGGATACGTTAGATAGTAACGGATTTTTTGAAAATATGGAAGAAAAATTCGATGGTTACGGCTTTTTCATGAAAGATTTGAAAGCTCGTAGAGAGGTCGAAAAAGCAAAGGCTGACATCATCAAAAAAGCTTATGATGACCAAATGAAAAAAGTTAAGTCTTACGATAAAAAAGAAAAATTTGTCAAAAATAAACTTTATGAGTTTATGAAAATGACGAAACAAGAAAAAGTAAAAACAGATAACCACACGTTCTGGTATCAAAAAAGCGCCCCTAAGCTAGAGATTACCAATAAGCCATTGATTCCGAAGGACTATTATTCAGAACAACTGGATGAAAAGAAACTCAGTGATTCGCTTAAAGCTGGAAATGTAATCCTTGGTGCGGAACTTGTGAAGTCAGAAAGTTTGAGGTTTAGATAATGAAAATAACTAAAGCGACTGACTTAATTCGAACCAATAACTGGCGAATCTTGATTTATGGAAAAGCAGGACTTGGGAAAACTTCACAAATTAAACATTTAAAAGGAAATACCATTGTCTTATCTATGGATAATTCACACAAGGTTCTGGAAGGAACTCCAAATGTTGATGTGAGAACCATTGATGATGAAGGAGGAATCTCATTTGACAGGGAGCATCCATCGGAAGATATTAACATCTTTTTGAAAGAACTTGATGAAGACTTAGATCAATACGATAATTTGGTAATTGATAACATATCTAGCTTCCAGTCGGATTGGTTCATTGAACAAGGGCGAAAATCAAAAAATGGTATTAGTAACGAATTGCAACATTATTCCCAATGGACTAATTACTTTTTAAGAATACTGACAGCGATTTATAGTAAGCCAATCAACATCTATGTGACTGCTTGGGAAGATACGCATGAGTTGAACTTAGAAACTGGTCAAATCATCACACAGTTTGTTCCACAAATCAGGACTTCAGTTTTAAACCAATTGCTTGGACTGACAGACTTAGTCGGTCGGATTATTGTTAATTCAAAAACAGGTTCACGAGGTTTGATTCTTGAGGGAAGTGAAGGAACTTATGCCAAGAACAGACTAGATGATAGAACTGCTTGTAAGATTGAAGATTTATTTAATTTCGGAGGTGAAGCCACTGATGAAACTACGTGATTATCAAGAAGAATTAGTTGAATCAATTAAAAGCTCATTCTTAAAAGGTAATCGCTCAATCATTGTGCAAAGTCCACCACGGTCTGGGAAAACGGTTGTAATGGCTGATATTTCCAAAGGTGCTACTGATAAGAGAAATCATGTTTTGTTCTTTAGCCATAGAAAAGAAATTAATGACCAGGTTGTTAAAACTTTTGAATTAAATCAGGTCAATATGGAATATGTCACGATTGGAAGTGTTCAGTCATTAGTTAGGAAAATTGATGAACTTCCACCGCCTGAAATCATTCTAGTGGATGAAGCACATCATATTAAAGCAAACAGTTATAAAAAAATACTGGAAGCTTTCCCTAATGCCTTAAAGTTATTCTTTACTGGAACGCCAATTCGTCTGAATGGTCAAGGATTTGAGGATATGGCTGATGACTTAATAACAGGAAAGTCTATCAAGTGGTTGCAAGAGCACGGAAACATTGCTCCATTCAAATACTATGCCCCAAATATCATTGATACTTCACAACTAAAAAAAACAAGCGGCGATTTTACACAAAAGTCAATGGATGAAGCATTTAAAAGAGCGATTTATGGAGACGTTATTGCTCACTACAATAAACTATCTAAAGGTAAACAAGCTATCTGTTATGCTCACAATGTAGCAACTGCACAACATATTTCAGAAGAATTCAATCAAGCTGGAATAACTGCAGAAGTAGTTCATGGTAAAACTCCCAAAACCGAACGTGAAGCTATCATGAATAAATTTAGAGCTGGTGAAATATTAGTTCTGATTAACGTTGAATTATTTACCGAAGGAGTTGACTTACCAGATGTGACGACTTGCATCATGCTAAGACCAACTCAATCACTCAGCCTATTCTTACAATTTGCAATGAGGCCATTAAATCCTAAACCTGGTAAAACAGCGATTCTGATTGACCACGTTGGAAATTACACAAGACATGGCTTACCCAATGAGGATAGAGAGTGGACACTCAGTGGTATTTCAAAAAAACGTTCTGAGTATAACACAAAAGGCGAACTGACAATCAAACAATGTGAAATGTGTTTCGGATGTTTTGATAGTTCAAATACAAGGACTTGTCCATATTGTGGTCATGAGCCGGAATTAACTGAGCGAGAGCTTGAAAATATCAAAGAAATTGAGCTTCAAGAAATAACAGAAGCAAAAGTTCAAAAACTAAAAAAACGAGTTTCTACATATATCAGTGCTGATATGTGTGACAGTGTTGATGAACTCGTTGAATTCAAAAATCAACACGGATATAAAAATGGTTGGGTTTTCCAACAACAAAAAATGAGAGGGTGGCTATAGCCACAAGGTAATAAAAAATGTTTGAAATCGATTATGAAAAAGCGTCAGAATTCGGAAATATTGTAGATGGTGTTTATGAAGTAACTATTGAGCATTCTATGGAGAAATCAACTCCAAATGGAGCTGATTATCTTGATATTCCGCTTCGCATCCGTACTGATTTTGATCAGCCACATAAAAACAGCGTTATTTTCCATAAAATTTGGCAGAAAAAAGATACTGGTAAATATCCAGAAGGTTCTATTATGAATCTTGCAAAACAAGCAGGAATTCCAGATGGTACAAAATTTAAGAGCTTGGATGATTATCTTGGCATGCTTGAAGGAAAAGCTTTGAAAGTCACAGTTAAGAATGAAACAAGCGAATCAAATGGTAAGGCTTACGAAAACTTGAATGTGAAAAAAATGGAAACCAGTATGCTTGCAGGTCAAAGTGCCCCTGAAATCAGCGACGACGCTCTGCCTTTCTAAATATGGAAAATATAATGCTTGAGACGGCCTTGCGTTACAAGAAACTTGGGATATCAATTATTCCAGTTTCTCGTGACAAAAAGCCAATGATAGAATTTGCGGATCGTGAGCCACTGACAGAAGATGAAATCAAAGCTTTTTGGAAACAGAATCCTACAGCAAATTTAGCCATGAAGTGCGATAAATTCGTTGTGGTAGACGTTGATGTTCATAATGATATAAACGGTTATGAATCCATTCAACCGTTGTTAGACGAAGAATGGTGGAAACCTACGTTATCGCAAACCACAGCGAGCGGTGGGAAACAATACTTTTTTTTGAAACGTGAAGATATGGCCGTGACTCAACGCATTGGATTTCTAAAAGGAGTTGACATCAAGGCCCACGAAAACAATTACGTTGTGATTCCACCTAGCGTTACGAGAAAAGGCCAGTATAAATGGGATAACCAGTTGCCAATTATTACTGCACCCAAAGAATTGATTCGTGAGATTATGAAAAATCGTGACAACTATACCCATTATGATTTTTCAGGATTTACAACAAGTGGAAGCAGCAAAACTGCTCAACTATTTAAAACAATTGTCCATGGTTTGGGAGATAGTGGCGGCAGAAATGATGCCTTAGCTCGATTTATAGGTGGTTTGTTTTTAAGAAATGTGGATTTTGATGTGGTTTATCAATTAGCTAAACAAGCTAATTTTGCCACAAGTGATCCATTAGAAGATAAAGAGTTTGAAAGGACTTTTGAAAGTATGTTTAAGAAGGAGATGAGGCGAAGAAATGGAATTCGAAGCGATGGAGGCTGAATATAATGAATCAAAGAAAATTGTTAGCTTTCCAACAAATGAAATTACAAGTCTCAGAGACCTGAGAAATAATTTCAAAAGATTTAGAGAGTTTTATCTCGAAGAAAACGACAAAGTAAAAAGTGTTCCGCCTTTAGTTGTTGCAACTAAGATGCAGGAACACATGACAATTGTAAAAATTAATGATCGTTTGGCTGTTTATAACATTGATAAAGGAATTTATGAAACACGAGCAGATTTCTTTCATAATGTGATTTTCTGGCTTGAACCTAGTTTCTCGGAAGCTAAATCAAATCAAGTCATCTTTCACCTTAAAAATATGGCGAAAGAAGTTGAAAGTACAGCAAGCCGTGATTTAGTGCCTGTAAAAAATGGGATATATAATAAGAAAACAAAAAAATTAGAGCCTTTTAATGCTAAATATGTTTTCACTTCAACGATTGAAACAGAATATATCGAAGAAATCGAAGCACCTAATATCAATGGTTGGAATGTGGACGACTGGTTACTTGATTTAATGAGTGGAGACAAAGAACTTGTTAAATTGTTATGGCAGGTCATCTCAGCAAGTTTAAATGGGAATTACTCTTATCGTAAGTCTATCTGGTTTGTCGGTGAAGGGAATGACGGTAAAGGGACTTTACAACAATTAATTAGTAATCTGGTTGGATTGCAAAATGTAGCGAGCTTAAAAATCAATCAGTTTTCTGAACGATTCACTCTTTCAATGATTGAAGGTAAGACTGTAATTATCGGAGATGATGTTCAAGCCGGACTATATATTGATGACAGTTCAAACTTTAATAGTGTAGTTACTGGTGAACCTGTCTTTGTCGAAGAAAAAGGGAAACAACCTTATGTTTCATTTTATAAAAAGACAGTCATTCAATCTACGAATGGATTGCCTAAAGTCAGAAACAAAACAAACGGAACCTATCGACGTTTCTTGATAATTCCTTTTAGAAAAACATTTTCTGCAAAGGATGATAACTGGGCAATCAAAGATGATTACATTT